TTAATTGCGAAAGACGATACAGAGGCATTGCATAATTTTACGAATTCATGGCTTGCCGAGCCATGGGAGGATACAAAATTGAAAACAAATGCCGAGACAGTAATGGAAAGACAAACGGATTTACCAGAATTTGTTGTCCCGGAATGGACACGCTTATTAACGGCTGGGGTCGATGTTCAAGAAACCAGTTTATATTACATAATCAGGGCGTGGGGCGAATATTTGACCAGTCAGCTTGTTACAAGAGGGCAGGTTACAAGTTTTAGGGATATAGAAAGAGTTATGAATTTAGAGTATATGAAGCCTGACGGTACGGTAAAGTTGGTTGACTTGTGCTTAATTGACTCGGGAGACCAGACAGACGAAGTTTATGATTTCGCAGCAATGAACTCAGAGTGGTGTTTACCGTCAAAGGGAACAAGCTCGATGGTGAATTATTTCAAGTTAAGTTCCGTAAATAAAACAAGCTCAAAAGCCTATGGTATGACATTGGCACTTGTAGACGGCGGTAAGTACAAAGATATGATTGCCGGACGAATGAAACGTGAAAACGGTACAGGCTCATGGATGGTGTTTGATGGCATAGATTTGGAGTATTGCACACAAGTGACAGCCGAACACAAGATAACCGAAAAAGGCGGTGGCGGTAAGCTGCGGACACGATGGGTACAGAAGACAAGCCATGCAGACAACCACTATTTAGACTGTGAGGTTTATGGAATGGCGGCGGCTGATATTATGGGTGTAAGAAGTTTGTTCTTGCAAGACAATAATCATGCTCCGGTTGCAAGAGACCCTGTTGTAAACAGCCCTCCGCAAAGACAGGAAGAAAACCAGTGGATAAAACAAGAGGATTCGTGGATTTAATTTAGAAAGGGGCGAAAAAATGGCAGATGATACAAAGGATTTGTCTTTATATAGTGCCGCGGAAATGCTGACGGAAGTAAACAAAGCAATAATAGCAATAACGGCAGGCGGACAGAGTTATAAGATCGGTTCAAGGTCTTTGACACGAGCCAATATAACGGAACTTAAAAATTTAAGGGATACACTGACGGCGGAGATAGCGGCAACAACAGAGTCAAATGGATTATTTTCAGATACCTATGTGGCCGAATTTAGGGGAGTGAGGTGATTAATAAAATGAGTTGGTTGGATAATATAATCGGGTTCATTTCACCATATCAGGGCATAAAAAGAGCGGCGTTCAAACAAGAACTGGATTATATCAAGAAACACGGATATGATGCAGGCGGTTTTGACAGACTCAACAAACAATGGCATCCGCTTATTGAGTCGGCAGAAATGACAGACCGAACCGACCGAGATATTGTTAGGGCAAGGGCAAGAGATATTGAGCGTAATTCCGACATGGGAAACGCTGTTATAAAAGCCTTTACAAGAAATATCATCGGCAGCGGTTATACATTGCAGGCAAAGACCGACAGCGAAGAACTAAACACAAAAATAGAAACACTGTGGAACGAATGGACAAAGGCAAAAAACTGTGATGTAACGGGAACACAGTCATTCAGTCAAATTTTGCGAATGGCGGTGAAGAGGAAAAAAGTTGACGGTGGAATAATCTTTAAGAAATGCTATACCAATCAGGGTATAGTTCCATTTCAGTTACAGGCATTAGAAGTAGACGAATTAAGTATCTCATGGAGCAGTCCAAAAGACAAAAGTCACAAGGTCGCAGGTGGGATTGAATATAATTCGTACAACAGACCTGTAGGATACTGGATTTCACAGTATTCTATAGATGGGTTAGAGGTTGCAACACCGAAATACTATCAGGCGAAGGATATTATTTATATCTACACCAAAAGCAGACCATCACAGGTTAGGGAAATATCGGACTTAACGCCTACGTTGACGAGAATAAGAGACACGAACGAATTTATAACGGCGGTAAGCGTAAAGGAAAGAATAGCCGCCTGTTTGGCCGTTTTTATAAAAAAAGCCTTACCTGTATCTATAGGGCGGCAGATTGTAAACAATGCAAATAATGCAATAACGTATGAAGGTAAAAGCTTGACCCCAGGAATGATTAAAGAAATGAATGCCGGAGACGAAATTCAGGTAGTCGACCCGAAAAGTTCGGGAGACGATGCGTCAACATTCTTAAAATTACAGCAAAGGTTAATTGCGAGTGGACAGGGTCTCAGCTATGAAAGCACAACAAGGGATATGAGCGAGACCAATTACAGTTCGGCAAGGCAAAGTGCAATAGAAGATGAGTTAACGTATATAGAAGACAAAGAATTGTTTCAGAGTTTTATGTCCGAGGTGTATGAAGAATTTTTAAAGAGTGCAGTTTTGGCGGGTATGATTACAATCCCCGATTTTTTCGACAAAAAAACGGACTATTCAAAGCACACGTGGATAGCTGGGCAGAAAAGGTGGATTGACCCGGTAAAAGAAGCAAATGCAAACAGAATAGCACTTGAGAATGGAATGAAAACATTCCAACAGATAGCGGCAGAAAACGGAAAAGACTGGAAAGAACAGATTGACGATATGGCGGCCGCTAAAGAATATGCAGAAAAGGCAGGAGTTAGCATTGTAGGAGGTGGCATAAATGCCGGATAAAAAATTACAGAGAGATATATTTGATATGCAGGTAAAAGCCGATGAGGAAAACGGCAATGTGTTTGAGTTAAGTTTTTCATCGGAAGAACCGTATATGAGATATTTCGGGAGTGAGATTTTAGACCATGCAGACGGTGCGTGTGATTTAAGCAGATTAAACGAGATTGGTGTTGTACTTTTCAACCACGACAGAAACAAGGTCATTGGAAAGATTGAAAATGCGTGGGTGGAAGACAATAGAGGAAAAGCCAAAATCAAATTTGATTCCGACAATGACGCAAAAGTGATAATGGAGAAAGTAGCAAATGGCACATTAAAAGGTGTTTCTGTTGGCTATGTAATTGACAACTATGAGATTGTGGAAAAGGGGAAAACGTCAACAGACGGACGTTTTGAAGGACCGTGTTACATTGCCCGAAAATGGACACCTTTGGAGATTTCAATAGTGAGTATTCCTGCTGACTCTACAGTAGGTGTAGCAAGGTCATTTGATGAAGAAAAGGAAAAGGCAGAGTATATTAATCTGTTTGAAAAGCAGATTTGTATAAATAAAAATTATATCTAAGAAGGAGGCAACAAAAATGAATTTAAAAGAATTAATCGCAAAACAGCAGGCTATTGTTGATAAAGCAAAAGCCGAGGGCAGAGCAATGTCGGAGGAAGAAGAAAGAACTTTCAATGAATTACAGGCCGACATTGACAAAATGAAAACCGAAGGTGCAGAGGGGGCAGCAACAAAAAGAGGGGCAGAGGCAGAAAGAAAAAGAATACTGTCAATAACAAGTATGTGCCGTGATTTCGGAATTGATGCAGAAAACTTCATCAAAGACGCAACAATGACAGAGGACAAATGCAGGATTGCAATTCTTGAAGAACTCAAGAAAAATAAAGGACCGGCAAGCGTTAAGGTGACAAAAGACGAAGGGGACAAATTCAGGGCGGCGGCAACAGACGCTTTACAGCTCCGTTGTGGACAGAAAGTAGAAAAGCCTGCCGAGGGTGCAACGGAATTAAGAAACATGAATTTAAAGGACCTTGCCATCGAGTCAATGGCAAGAGAGGGCAAGAGCGAGAGCGAATTAAGACGTATGAGCGGTGACGAACTTTATACCGAACTTTGCCGTCAGTATTTTAATCCAACATCAGCATTTCCGGCAATTCTTGACTCAACGATAAGAAAGAATATTGTATCTATCTATACAGCAACACCGACAACATTCCAGTATTGGTGCAGCAAAGGAAGTGTATCAGACTTTAAGGTTACACCGGACCATAACTATATTATCGGCGGCGGTGCGTTTGAAAAGGTAGGTGAAAACGGCGAACTGAAAGCGTCAATACCTGAAACAAGCCTTTTACCACAGAGAAAGATAGATACATATGGAACACAGTTCAGCATGGGAAGACAGGCGTTTATTAATGACGATATAGGCTTTTTATCAAATGTGCCGGGTGTATATGCGGCTGCGGCTAAGAGAAAAATCAATACACAGGTATATGAACTTTTATTTAACAACAACGCAACAATTTATGATGGAAAAGTGCTTTTCAATGCAGACCATGGCAACCTTGAAGGCACAGGGGCAAAGCCGACACTTGAGACAATCAACAAATTGATGCTCAAAATGCAGACACAGAAGGACCCATTCGGCGAGGCAATTAATATAACACCGAGAATGTTAGTTCTTCCTGTGGGATATGGTCTCAATGTTGATACTATTTTACATTCAACATCCATTAAAACAAGTGATAATGACTATACGGGCTATAACCCACTTGCAAATAAGGGGCTTACATATGTTGAAGATGCGACATTAAACGGTCTTGCAGAGTCAAACGCTTGCCCTTGGTTCTTGGTGGCTGACCCGATTTCTGCTAAATCAATACAGATTGATTACTTAAACGGAAACGAAACACCGACATTAAGAAGAATGGAAACACCGGGAATGTTAGGCTTCGTTTGGGATATATACATGGACTGGGGCATAACTGTAATTGACTGGCGTGGAATAGCAAGAAATAACGGTGTTGCAATTACAATTTAACGAAAGGAGTGAAAGAAGATGAAAGCTGAATATTATCAGAAAGGTGTAACTATTGATTACAAAAATACAAGCGGTGCGACAATAGCGGCAAATACGATTGTTGCACTTGGAACAACACGCTGCGGAGTTGCCGGAACTGACATTCCGAACAATAGCGTTGGGTCTGTATTTGTTGAGGGTGTGTGGATTGTGCCTTCAACGGGAACTATTGCTTTAGGTGCAGCTGTTTATTACGATACATCGACAGAAAAGGCAACGGCAACAGCAACGAGCAATGTACCGTTAGGTTGGGCTGTAGCGGCAGCGGAAAACGATACAGTAAAAATCAAGTTGTTAGGTTAAAAGGCGGTGTTATAATGGCTCGTTTTGATGATGACGAAAAAAAGAACAACACATCAGAGGGAACAAAAGACGAAATAAAAGAGACAACAATAGACGAAACAAAAGGCATTAAGCTGATAGCAAACGGTACATATGTAGATGCTTCCGGCGAGAAGTACTATGCAGGTGAGGAAATGCTTGTAACGGAGGAAGAAGCAAAAGAGCTTTTAAAAATCGGTCTTGCGTATGTACCCGAACAGCCGGAGAAAAAAGGAAGGAACAGAAAATGAGTCCGACTTTTAAAGAAATGGCGGCGAAAGATGTAGGAAATGTGTTTTTCAATAATGACGAATTTTCGGATATGCACTTAATTGACGGCAAGAAAATGCACGTTATTATTGATACAAACGAACTGCTTGACAGAACACAGGGCGGCAGTACAACACACTTGGACGGAATATATAAGGCACATATATTAATATATGTGCCTGTCGTCGAATACGGAGCAAAGCCCAAGATAGGGAAACTACTGATTCTTGACGGAAAAAAGACGTATGTGATAACAAACGTCATTGACGAGGATGGTATTTATTCGCTTGAGTTGGAGGCAAACAGGGCATGAAAAGAACAAAAACAGGTCTGAAAATTTCAAACGGTGTTATAAAATTGTCCTTCAGGAATGATGATGTTACCGTAAAGGCAATAGAAAAACGTCTGGGCGATATGTGGCCGGCAGCAAAAAAAATAACAAGGTGGGTATTAAATGACACGGCAAAGAAAGCAAGGTCTTTGTTATTCCAAAATGCCAAAAAGTCATACACGATAAAAACGGCAACTTTTAATCGTACAACCAAATTAAAAAAGGCAACTAAAAACAGGCTTGTGGCGGTAATAAGTGTTACAGGAAAGTCAAACCAGTTAAAAGGGTTTACGGTTACACCTGCAACATTAAAAGAAGGAACGGCAAGACCTGAAGTGTATAAGGCGAAAGTCGTGCGCGCAAACAGTCCAAAGCAGCTTATCGGGAAAGGCTCAAAAGCCTTTTTGGTAAGGTTTCCGAGAACAGGCGGTGTAGGACTTGTTGAAAGAACGGGTAAGGAAAGATACCCTATTAAATCGTTATATAGTTTATCAGACCCACAGATGATTGGATCGAAGATAAGAGTCTACAAGATAGTAAAGCCGGAGATACATGGCATTCTTGAGAGAGAACTGGAAAGGCAGATAGGCAGGGTGTTAAGGGGTGAAGTGCATTGACAGCGGATATTTTGCAGGAAAAATTAATAAAAAGAGTTGAAAAAGTACTTGAAAACCTCGAATTACCTACGGTCTCGGGTGAAAGGCGAAAAATAAAGATATATTCGCAGGATTTGGATATTCCCGATGATGAAGATGAAGATATTGACATTGAAACGGCAACAGCCCCATACGTGATTGTAAGAATTACAGACGGATTTCAAGAAACATGGGACAGTGCATTACAGGTCAATGTCGTTTTTATCATATGTATTTATGCCAAAGATACGGACAAAGATGGAACAAAGGACGTGATGACAATCATAAATAAAATGTATCAATCTTTTGCCGAAAGACCGAATATAGATGAATTTGAAGCCGAACCGCCGATTGAATGGACATTACAAACAGATGTTGATACATATCCGTATTTTTTCGGGGCGGTTTCAATAGGTTTTAACTGCCCTGCGGCACGTAGAATTGATGAATTTGCATAATAAAAGAGTGTTCTTATGAACGCTCTTTTTTATATTTTAAAGGAGTGAGGAAAAAATGGCATACAAACACGGTGTTTATGTAAGTGAAGCACCTACAAGCCTGACAGTCCCAACAGAGGGCAGTGCGGGCTTACAGGTCATTTTCGGCACTGCGGCAATATATAAAGCCGAAAAACTTGAAAATGCAACAGAGCCGAAATTAATTTACAGCTATGATGAGGCAGTAAAACAGTTAGGGTATTCAGATGATTTTGACAAATTTACTTTGTGTGAGAGCATGAAAGCATGTTTTGACATGTTTGCGGTAGCACCGATTATCTTGGTGAATGTACTTGACCCGAACAGCAGCACACACGCTACAAAGGTATCAAGTGAAAGCTATACAGCTGTTGACGATGTATTTACGGTAGAAAACGCATACACAATAAAAAGCAGCATTGAAATAGGCGGACTTGTAAGAGACACGGACTATACAGTTGAGTTTGACAGCGAAGAAAAAGCAAAGATTACGCTTGTGTCTGCAACGGCAAAGGGAAAAACAACAGGAACAGTCTCATATAAGTATTTAAATATTACAAGCGAAAAAACAGCCGTAACAGAGACAGAAATAATAAATGCAATAAACAAGGTAAAAGAAGTATACCCACGCTTTAACATGACCGCAGGGCTTTTACTTGCTCCGGGTTGGAGTCATAAGGCAGATGTGGCCGCAAAATTACAGGCGGCTTGTACAGGTATAAACGGCGTATATACAGCCGAGTGCATTCTCGATATTTCCACTAATACATCTGATGATGTAAACGCAACGGCATACACAGCAGTAAAAACAGCCAAAGAAAACCTTGGAGCGTCAAGCGAACACGCTATTGCTTGTTGGCCGATGGTAAAGAGCGGCAACAACAAACTGCATATGTCAGCGGTAATGGGTGCGTTGATTGCATATACAGATGCCGACAATGGAGATGTTCCGAATTTAAGCCCTTCAAACAAAAGTTTTAAAATCACGGGAACATGTCTTGCAGACGGTACAGAGGTAATAATAGACCAGAACGAAGGTAATGTAGTTAACAGTTTTGGCGTCTGTACTGCAATAAATATGAACGGATATAAGGCATGGGGTAATAATACATGTGCATATCCGAGCAGTACAGACCCGAAAGACCGTTGGATAATGGTAAGAAGATTTTTCACATGGCGGTCAAACAGCTTAATTTTAACATATTTTCAGAGAGTAGATGACCCAGCAAATTACAGGCTTATTGAGTCAATCGTAGACTCCGAAAACATAAACGGCAACAGCTATGTAGCAAGGGGAATTTGTGCAGGATATAACGTAACATTTTTATCAAGTGAAAATCCTATAACACAGATTTTAAACGGTCAGATTGTATTCCATATTGATTTTGCACCGTTTACACCTGCTGAAAATATCGAATTTATACTTGAATTTGACCCGACAGCAATAGAAACAGCTTTAACAGGAGGCGAATAAAATGGCGGTCAGCAATATTCCTGAAAAAATCAATAATTTTAATGTCTACAATTCGGGCAATATTCTTGTGGGCATTACAGACGAGGTTACACTTCCATCATTTGAGGCAATGACGGAAACAATAAGTGGCCCCGGTATACTTGGCGAGATTGAAAGCCCGAATATCGGGCATTTTGGCAGTATGACCATAGAAATACCATTCAGAGTCTTATACGGTGACATATTCAAAGTTATGAAAGCCGATGAAGGTGTCGATATTACGCTGAGGGGTGCAGTGCAGGTGCAGAGCCTTAATAGCGGAAAAGCGTTCAAAGGCATGAGAATAGTTATGAGGGGAATGTTAAAAACTCTCACAGCAGGAAGTGCAAAGGCAGGCTCACCAATGAGTTCAAGCGTTACACTGGAACTTGTGTATATAATGATTGAGGTTGATGGAGCAAAGAAAGTGGAACTTGACAAGTTGAACAACGTGTATAACATAAACGGCACTGATTATTTGGCAAAAATAAAATCATTATGTTAAAAAAGGAGATACGAATATGGATTATAAAATCAAACTTACAAAACCGTTTAAATTTGAAGATGAAACATATACAGAAATAGACTTATCGGCTCTTGAGGATTTAAGCACAAATCAGCTTGCAGAAGCTGAAAGAAGGTTTGAGAGAAGCGGAAATGTAAGCACAACAAAAGAATTTGATATAAATTATGCCTGCATTGTTTGCTCTATTGCAACAGGAAAGCCTATTGAATTTTTCCTCGCACTTCCTGCAAGAGATGGCATTAAGATAAAAAATAAAGTAAGTTCTTTTTTTTACAGCGGAACATCACAGTCGGAAGTGGCAGAGAATTAAGAATATTGTGCATAAAATTATCAATGAATACATTCGGCGGATTTGAATACTATTTAAGTCTGCCGATTTCTGAATTATACGAAATTACAAAGGAGGTGGCTAAAATAAATGGCAAATAGACAAAGGTTTGACATCGAAATAGGGGCAGATATTGACCCATCGGTACGGAAAGCAGCAAGTGAAACACAAAATATACTTGGGTCAATAGTCGGCGGTAATCTTATTTCAAGCGGAATACAGGCTGCAATAGGTGGAATACAGTCAATGGCAAGCGGTGCTTTGGATACATACAGAGATTATCAAAAAAGCATGGCAAATACGGCAGGTATTGCAGGTATTACAGACAAAAGTTCGGCAGACTTTCAGAAATTATCAGAAGCAGCAGAAGCGGCCGGCAAAGCAACGGCATTTACATCGGCACAGGCAGGAGACGCTTTAGGTTATATGGCACTTGCAGGTTGGGACGCAGACGAAAGTACAAGTGCATTAATGCCAACTTTAAAACTTGCCGAGGCAACAGGTGCAGACTTAGCAACAACAGCAGACCTTGTAACAAATTCAATGAATGCAATGGGTGTAAGTTTTGATGATTTAGACGGATATTTTGATGTAATTATAAAAGCAAATAATAAATCGGCAACAACAGCCGGGGAACTTATGGAAGCTTTTACAGGTGTAGGCGGTGCGGCAAAAGCTGCTGGACAGGATTATAAAACCACATCAACAGCACTTGGAATACTTGCAAATGCAGGAACAAAAGGTGCAGAAGCCGGAACTGCACTTAACTCTATACTTGTACGTATGACATCAAAGCAAGAGGCAATGAATGCATATAAAAAGTTAGGTGTAAGCATATACGATGCCGCAGGAAATACAAGAAACTTTGGAGATATTCTGAAAGACACGAGCAAAGCAATGGAAGGAATGACAGAAGAACAAAAAAACAGTTATTTATCGGCTATTGCAGGTACAAACTATTATTCGACATACAATCAGTTGCTCGAAGGTGTTAATGAAACAGTAGACGGCGGTGCATCGGCGTGGGACAAACTGTCAGGAGAAATACAGAATAGCAACAATGCATTGGATACCATGCACAAAACAACAACAGATACAGTTGATTATTCATTTGCCAAACTCGACTCGGCACTGCAAGACGTACAGCTGCAATTCTTAAAAGCATTTGGACCGGATATACAAAAAGCTCTTGATTATGTATCAGAAAATGTATTGCCGGCCGTATCACAGGCAGCACAGAATTTAGGCAACTTCATTCAAGACCCTGTGATTGTAAAGTTTAAAGAATTTAAAGACTGGGTTGGAAATGTAGGAGATAAAATAAGTGAATTTAACAGTTTTTTGTCGGAACATCAAGAGATACTTGTTGCGGCGGCTGTAGCTGTAGGTGGATTAACAACGGCGTTGTTAGTTTATAACGGTGCGGCAATATTGGCAAGTATACAAAGCGGAATTGAAACAGGTATGCTTATAGCTATGTATACAACGGAATGGATAGCAACCGCGGCAACAACAGCATTGGGTGCGGCTTTTGCATTTTTAACAAGTCCAATTACGATAGCAATTCTGGCAATAACGGCAATAATAGCCGTCGGTGTACTATTGTATAAAAACTGGGACACAATTAAAGAAAAAGCGTCAGAATTAGGGGCGTATTTGCAAGAAAAATGTGAAGGAATGAAGGAAAGCTGGAATAATTTTTGGGATGCTGTAGGCGGAAAAGTTTCGGCGGTATGGCAAGGTATAAAAAGTGCTGTAAAAAGCGGAATAAACTCAGTCATCAATTTTATAAATTCCGGTATAGGACAGCTGAATAAATTTCAGGTCAATGTTCCAAAGGGTGTGCCGATTGTCGGCGGTAAACACGTAGGGCTTAATATTCCTAAAATTCCGACACTTGCAACAGGCGGTATTGCAACAGGCCCGACATTAGCGGAAATAGGCGAGGGCGGCGAACCGGAGGCAGTAGTACCACTTAGCAAACTTAGCAATATGCTTAACGGCGGTGCAGGCGGCGGTATTACGTACTCACCGAATATTGTTATAAACGGCAATGCGGATAAGTCGGAAATATCGGAGGCAATGCGTAGCTCGTATGAAGAATTTAAGGAATTTATGGACAGATATACAAGAGAACGGCGTAGGCTTGCATTTTAATTTTAGTAGAAGGGTGTAAAAAATGACGGATACATATACAACAGAAAACGGTGATAAATGGGACAGCATAGCATTGAAAGTGTACGGAGATGAAACAAAAGCGGACTGGCTTATGGATAACAATCTGTTTTATGTATCCGTTTTTGAGTTTTCGGCAGGAACAGTATTAAAAACTCCGGCACTGACAGATGAAAAAAGCGGAAATTTACCGCCGTGGAGGTAAAAATGAAAGGAAGAAAAGCAAGCGTATATATAACATATAATGGAAAAACAATAAAGACAGCTTTAGACAACTTTCAAAACAGTTTCAGTTACACCGATCCTGACGGCGGCGAAAGTGACAGTATAAAAATAAATCTTGCTGACCCCGAAAATCAGTGGATTGCGGCATGGATACCGTCAGCCGGTGACGAAATAAAGGCAGAAATACGGACGGAAAACTGGAACGGCGAAGGTGACGAAGGGAAACTTGACTGTGGTGTATTCATCATAGACAGCATGAGTTATTCACGAGGCAGCAACGGTTCTTCATTTTCCATCGGGGCTGTATCAAGCCCAGCCGGAGACGCATTTAAGGAAACAGAGAGAAGCCAGACCTGGGAGAAAGCGACCCTGAAAAAGATTGCACAGACAATAGCGGACAGATACAAGTTAAAATTGTATTTTGACGGTAAGGATATAACAATAAAGTCTAAGGAACAGTCAAAAGCAACCGACTCATCATTTTTAAAAAACTTATGTGATGATTACGGCAGAAAGCTGAAGGTATACAAAAACCAGATTGTTATATTTGACAGAGAGAAGTACAAAAAGAAAGAAGTCAAGATAACAATAAAGAAAGAAGAATTAAATAGCGTAAGGTGGAATAGTAACCTTGTAGGCACATATACAGGCGGCGAAATAACTTACACAAACGGCAAAAGCGGAAAAGACATTAAATATAAGACGGGAACAGGCCCGAGAATTTATAAGGCAAATGAAAAGGCCGACAGTCTTGCCGAGGCAAAGCTGAAACTGGAAAACGCAATAGCCGAACAAAACCACAGTGCCGTAACACTTGATATTACGGTACCGGGGCGAACGGATATAACAGCGGCTATGGTAATAAATGTGGTAGGCATAGGAAAGGCAAGCGGAAAATACTATATTGACGAAAAAACGGACAATGTAAGTAATTCAGGCTATACAACAAACTTAAAGCTAAGTAAGGTGTCCGACAGTGACGCAACGGTACTTGACGCCATAGACAGATTGGCAAAATTAAAAATATCTGTCAGCCCTGAATACTGGGTAGCAAACTACAAAAATGTAAAATATCTTGATGATTTACTTGTAAATATGGCGGTCAGAATACGCATAAACAACAACTCAAATATTTACACAACGGCCGATAAGGCAATCGACAAATTAGCAAGTGAAGGCGTGATAAATACGGCGGCATACTGGAAAGCAAACAAAGAGGCTTTGCCATGGCTGCCGTTGTTGCTTATAAATGCGGCAAATGCTTTTTAATAGGCTGTGTGAACGAATAGAAAAATGCTTTTAATATAAACGGTCAAAAAGATGTTTTCTATTCGCTGAGAGAGAGGTTTATTAACCCTTCCGTCACTACGTGACACCTTCCCTTTCAGGGACGGCTAAAAAATTTATAGATTCATATAAAAATATATTTATAGAAAAATAGATTTATATAAAAGCAGGTGAGAAATGGATACCATAAGAATAGGACGAATATCCAGTGTTAATTATGCAGAGGGGACGGCAAGGGTGGTATACACCGACAGAGACAATTCGGTCACTATGGAACTGCCGTTATTATCGTATGAGTATAAGATGCCGAAAGTAGATGATTTAGTTCTTGTTCTTCATTTACCAACAGGCGGCGAGGCAGGTGTTATTCTGGGGAAGTTTTGGAATGATAACAACAGGCCTAAGGAGAGCGGAGAAAAGATTTACCGGAAAGACTTAGGCGAAGGCTGCTATATAAAGTACGATGAAGAAACAAAAAAGTTACGTATAGACTGCCCGAAAGGAATAGAAATAAGAGGGAATGTTGAACATCTTCCGGTACCGGAGGGCGAAAGTACATCTTAAACTTAAAGAGGTGTAGACATGATAGGAAGTTACGGCAATATAATATTTGAGGTGTCCAGTGAAAAAATATTAAATCTGACTGATTTAAGCACTACATATGGAGGCAACTGGGCAAGTCAGGATTTAATTTCTGGAAAGCCACGAAAACAGTTTATAGGGGCAACAACGGAAACGGCAACATTTAATATGCTGTTAAAAGCCGACCTGGGAGTTAAGCCGTCTGAAATGCTGGAAAACTTACGAAAAAAAGCGGAGGAAGGCACAGCGGATTATTTAATAATCGGCGGTAAATTAGTATGTGAGAATAAAATGGTAATAACATCATTGTCAGGGAAATTCAACACGATTTATTCTGGCGGTGAGGTTGCAAGTATATCTGTGTCGGTATCTCTTGAAGAATATGTTTGAGAGAGGTGCAGAAAAATGATAGAAATAAAAATGAACGGAAACGGGACAACGGAAGAAAACGTAAGGAAATGCTTAACGGTGCTGTTAGGCACAAGAGAAGGCGAACAGGCTCTTGATAGAAATTTCGGTTTAAACTGGGATTTTTTGGACATGACAACTGCGGCGGCAAAGGCAAGGCTGACAGCGGAAATTATAGAAAAAATAAAAAAATACGAGCCAAGGGCAAAAATAAAAAGTGTAAATTTTAAATCGGACGTAAACGGGTTATTAAGTCCGGTGTTGGAGGTGAGTGTGGTAAATGAGTAACATAAATGCTTTTAAGAACATTCCCGAAATTTCTTTTATTGACAATATAACATTAGAGGATATACGAAACGAAATGCTTGACGATTATCAAGAGGCATACAGAGCAGAAACAGGGAAAGAACCGGATATGCACGCAGGAACACCGGAGAGATTAATGTTATATGCCTTTGCAAATAATTTTTATCAGGCATTGAAGTATGTCGACAGAGCAGGGAAAATGGGATTGCTTAAATACAGTGAAGCGGATTATTTAGACAATCTGGCAGTTTTAAAAGGCATAACAAGAAATAAGGCAACGGCGGCAAAGGTTACTTTAAAATTCACGTTATCCGACATAAGAACATCTGTTACGGCAATTCCGGGCGGTACAAGGGTAGCGGCAGGAGATATATATTTTGCGACAGATGAATATCTGGAAATTGCGGCAGGAAAAGAAAGCGGAACGGTAACGGCAACGGCAATAACGGCAGGGACAGGGGCTAACGGTTTGGCAGTAAAAGAAATAGATACACTTGTTGACCCTGTGCCGTATGTGGCAAATGTAACAAATATTGATGTTTCCGCAGGTGGTACAGATAAAGAAAATGATGAAAGCCTTACGTACCGAGTTTACAATGCACCAAACAGGTACTCGGTTGCCGGCCCGAAAGAGGCATATGAGTATCATGCACGGCGAATACGTTCCGATATTGACGATATTGTAGTATACAGCCCAGAACCGGACAAGGTTAATGTTGTATTCACAATAAACGAGGGTGAAATACCTGACAGTAAGGTAATAGCCGAGGTTGAGGAAGGTTTAAGTGCCGATGATATAAGACCGTTGACGGACATTGTAACGGCAAAAGGCCCGACAAAAAGCAATTATGATATTAAACTGACTTATTATATAAACAAAAGTGACAGTAATCAGGCGGTAACAATACAGACGGCTGTAAATGAGGCAATAGAAGAATACAAAAAATGGCAACAAAAAATAGGCAGGGACATAAATCCGTCCAAATTAATACAGCTTATAATCGGGGCAGGTGCAAAAAGAACGGCAGTAACAAAACCGCTTTATACTGCCGTAAATGATTATGATATAGCAATAGCGGCAAATACAGAGGTTACATACGGAGGTCTGGAGGATGATTAAGTTATACGATGCCAACCTTATAAACTCAATACCCCGAATAATTGCCGAACAACCATGGTCAAGAGCCATAAGCAAGGCTGTAGAAAAACAGCACAAAAGAATTATTGATTTTGCGGATAGAGTTATGCTGTATGCCAACATAGACAATTTATCAAGCGAGCTTTTGGACATTATAGCGGTGGAAATGAAGGTACAGGCGTATTCTGAAAGCTATAATATAAGCCTTAAAAGAACGTTGATAAAAGGTGCTATTACTTATTGGAGTAAGGCAGGAACAAAGAAAGCTGTTGCAGATATATGCACAGATATATTCGGAGATGCCGAGGTACAGGAATGGTTTGACTATGGCGGTAGAGCGGGATATTTTAAAGTTTCAACGGCGAACCCATCAATAACAGAGGATAATGTGAATGATTTTAAGGCGGCTATCGAAGCGGTGAAGCGGTGCAGTGCATGGCTCGAGACTGTGGAACTTGTATTATCAACAAAAGCGTGGACAAGCTACACGGGTTTTGCAGTACACACAGCAGATACGGTAATTTTGACGCAAAAATAAAGGACGGTGGTAAAAATGAGCTTTACGGCTCCGAGATTTACAGATGAAGGAAAGGCATTACAGGCAAAGGCACAGGCAGGCACGGCATTAAAGTTTACGAAAATGCAACTTGGTGACGGTGAACTTGGAAGTCAGGCAATAGCGGCAATGACAGGACTTATAAATCCGCTTATTACAGTAGGAATAAGTAGCGTGAAAGCAGGAAGTAATTATGCCACGGTAAAAAGTAATTTCAGCAACAGCGGATTGACAACAGGATTTTTCTGGCGTGAGATTGGAGTTTTTGCGGAAAACCCGGAAAAACCAAATGACCGTAACAGTGATATTTTGTACTGTTACGCAAACGCCGGAAGTCTTGCGGAATACATACCGGCAGCAGGCAGTGAAATAATTGAGAAAATCATATCAATACCTTGCATAATAGGCGATGCCGAAAACGTCAGTGCCGAGATAGAATCGGGAATATATGCGACAAAAAATGAATTAAAAGAGCATATAGACAACAAGAAGAACCCGCATAAGGTTACAGCCGAACAGGTAGGGGCTTTGACAGATAAAAGTCTGACAAAAGAAACAATATTAACTAAAATAAATGTACTTGATATTGCACATGGTGGAACAGGTGCAAATACAAGAAAAGAAGCGTTTGCTAATCTTGCATATTTGGGTAACAATCCTATATCATCACCGAATGAAGACAAAGTGCAAAAATGGTGTGAATTAGGAAGTGGATATGCATGGTACACTACTGACGGCTTACTGATTAATCAGCCTTTTCAATACATGTTTATAATAAATTATATACAAGATAAGGACGTATTCCAAATTGGATATGAGCAAAAGGTAGGTACGATATATTATCGAGGTGGTAATTATAGTGGTTGGATTATGAATTGGACACCTTTGTTTGGAGCAAATAGTATTGTTCCTATTGCAAATGGTGGAACGGGCAAAACTACAAGAAAAGAAGCATTTCATGATCTTGCATTTTTGGGCTACAGCCCTGTATATGAACAAAGTGTAGACACACCACAGAAATGGGGCGAATTAGGAACTGGATATACATGGTACACTACTGACGGCTTACTGATTAATCAGCCTTATCAATACATGTTTATAATAAATTATACAATGGATAGTGATGTATTCCAAATTGGAAGTAACCAAAAGACGGGTACGGTATATTGTCGAACTGGCAATGGCAGTGGTTGGATTACGAATTGGACACCTTTGCTGTCAACCAATGATAAAACATTGTTAGCAACAACAGTACAAAATCTGATGCAAGATGGTAGTATAAGCACGGTAAGAAGTGTACAGAGAGGAACAACGAATTTAAGTAACGATTCAGCATCAACAACAAGCGTTAATATATCAAGTGTAAATACGGATAAGAGTGTTCTTTTAATTGACGGACAATCAGGTAATACGAGTGCAAACAATGCATCGGGAAAAATAAAAGACAGCACAACATTAGAATTTACACCTACGAATGCGAGAAGCAAAAATGTGATTAATTGGAAAGTTGTAGAATATTACTAAATCATAGAAGGAAGTGAAAAATATGATAAGATATGCACAGATTGATATTAAAACAGGTTTGGTTATATCAGACAGTTATTTAAGCGGTGAAGTCGAAGCTGAAAACATGATACAGATTGAAGAAAGTTTTGACTTAACAAATAAAAAATATGAAAATGGTAAATGGGTTGAATATGTACCTAAAGTTCCAGAAGTTGAAGAAACAATATCCAACGAAGAAATACAGGCTGAGATACTTTTAAATCAGGCAGAAATAATAAGCAAACAGAACGAACATGACGAAATTCTGGCAGAACTTTTACTTGGACAGCAGAAAGGAGTATAAAGAATGTATAAGATAATAAAAAGATTTTATGACAGAGGATTTTATTCAAGTGAAGATGTAAGTGTTTTTGTTGCGAGCGGTAAAATTACGGCTGAGCAGTATGAAGAAATAACAGGAAAGAAATACGAGATATAATATAACTTGCCAGACACCAACAAAATGACAGTTATAGAAATATATAAATATAGAAAAATATAAATCTATAAAAAATAGAAAAGTAGAAAAATAGATTTATACTAAAAATGTTTTTAAGACTTTCGGCCGAAGTCTTTTTTTATTACAATTTTTTTTATTTACAAGGAGGAAAAGAATATGAAAAAGTATGCGTATGTTGACAAGATCGGTGTTATGCACATTGTAGACACAAGAGAGGTTGCAGAGGATTTCAAACAGAAAGGAAAAGTTGTTGAGACAGAAATAAAAGCAAAAAACGGATTCCCGATTGACGAAACAGGGGAAGGTGTAATTGTATACGGTGAGGATAAAATGAAATACGAGGCGAAAGGTGCGGATATTGTACCTATTCCGGCATTTGCGGCACTTTACAGAAAGTGTATAGAATAACTTTTAATTTAAAAATAAGGGCGGAGCAATCCGCCCGTTTTTTTGGAGGTTGAAAAAAATGACAAAAAATATTTTGATTTCAATCATAGGGGTTATCGGAAGTGCCATAGCGTCAGCTTTCGGAGGTTGGTCTACAGGGCTTACAACTCTTGTAATATTTATGGCTATTGACTATATAACAGGTCTGATTGTGGCAGGTGTGTTTCATAAAAGCACGAAAACAGAAACCGGAACACTTGAAAGCCGAGCCGGATTTAAAGGACTGTGCAGAAAAGGTGCAATGTTGCTTGTTGTTTTAGTGGGATACAGGCTTGATTTAGCAGTAGGCACAGCGTACATAAAAGATGCCGTGATTATAGCGTTTATGGCAAATGAAGCAATAAGCATAATTGAGAATGCGGGGCTTATGGGTGTGCCGATGAATGACACAATTAAAAATGCAATCGATGTATTACAGAAAAAAGGAAGCGGTAACAAATGAGAGACATAAACAGATGCCACCCCAGATTAATAGACCTTAGCAAAAAACTGGTTTCAGCCTGTAGAGGACAGGGACTCATAATCGGCATAGGCGAAAGTTTCCGAACAAAAGAAGAACAAGATGCACTTTATGCGAAAGGAAGAACCGCACCGGGGAATATTGTGACAAATGCAAAAGGCAGCTCATACAGTTCACATCACCAATGGGGAACTGCATTTGACATATACCGCAGTGACGGAAAGGGTGTTTATACAGACGGTGACGGTTTTTTTGAAAAGGTAGGAAAGATAGGCAAAAGTATAGGTCTTGAATGGGGCGGTGACTGGAAAAGCCCTGTTGATAAGCCACACTTTCAGTTGCCTGACTGGGGAAGTACAACAGCAAGACTTAAAAGAATGTACGGAACACCAGAAAAGTTTATGGATACGTGGAAAGGTGACGTTGAGATGGTAGAGGAAAGCAAAATAATAATAAACGGAAAAGAAAAGAAGGTAAAAAGAATATTAAAAGACGGAACAAATTATATAGCGATAAGGGATATAGCTGATAATTTGGGCTATGAAATAGGCAACAAAGGTAATATAGCCGTATTAAACAAGAAATAAAAATGTCTGTGGTGGGGCATTAGTAAATAATAATGAACACGGTGACAGAGGTGTTTTAAAATGTTGGCTTTTTGGACAAGAAGAATAAAAGAAACATTCATACAAGAGGCTATGCTTGATGAAAAAGAGATAATGTTGCTTGAAAGCTGCATAAAAGGCGAGAAAAGGACGGCACAAGCGGCAAAATTCAATGTAAGCCCCGAAACGCTGCAAAGGAGAATAAAAAAATTACAACAAAAATATGATTGGGTACAAAAAGGGCATTCTGACGTTATGCCGGAACGGTTGACGGAAAAATGGCAGAAAACTGACAAAAAATATTATTTAGTCTGGAAACTACACGAGGATTAAAAGGCGGTCACTTGACAGGTGACTGTCTTTTTTTTGTGCGAGAATATAAGTATAAAAAATATTGTATAGATTTTTAAGGAGGGGTTAGTTATGGCAGAGCTTATGATGAAAGATTATGCAGGAAAAGGAACAACAGGACTTGCAATCGGCGGTCTTACAACAGGTATTATAGGAACTGTGGGAGCGTTGGGCGGCCTTGGAGCTTTGGCAAACAGAGGAATTGCCGGATGTCCGAACGGCGGCGAGTTTGTAACAAAAGATGAACTTAAAATGATGTATGATTTAAGTGCGAAAGACAGCGAGATTGCTCTTTTAAAGAGTCAGAATGATTCGGAAAAGAAAATGGTTGAGGTTTATACAACCATAGACAGAAAAGCAAATGATATAAGAGCAGAATTTCAGGCTTATAAAGATACTCAGAACATAATAAACGCAAATCAGGGCGTTACAAATGCCAATGTAGCTGCTGCCGTAGCGGCAAACAACACAAGCATTACAGAGGTTAATAACCTTCTTAAACAGGTTATTAAGCCGGTTATACCTAATTCGTCTGTATGTCCGGGTTGGGGTGGCGTAACAATTACACCGACAGCGGCAACAATTAACGGAACAACAATAGCATAAAATAAAAAAAGACGGGGCGAAAGGCTCAAAGGCGGCACGCTCAAAAGGGCGTGCCATATTTTTAAACTGGAGGGGAATCATATGTATAAAGGCACAATTACAACAAGCACAGCGGTAACGGCAAATCAGGATATACCTTTTAACACAATTTTGAACACAAATACAAACACTGACCCAAGCGAAAACGGAGTTATAAAGATACGAAAAAGCGGATTTTATAATGTTGAAGCCAGTGTTGTTATGACAGGATACACAGCAAGCACAGAAATAAGTTTACAGCTTTTTGCAAACGGAAAGGCAATAGATGAGTCGATTGTTTCAACGGTGGCAGGGGCAACGAATACAAACCCACTTACATTGACAACGGCAATAATACCTGTAAATGTACAGCCTTATAATGCCAATATTGCCGATATTTCAGTTAAATTATCGGGACCGGCTACGATTACAAGCGGTGTTTTTACAATTCAGCAGCTTAAATAAATCTATTTTTATAGATTTATAGAAAAATATAAAAATAGAAATCTATATTTATATAAAAGGAGGCTGTTAAGATGAAAGTCGGAGCTGATAAAATACAGGCAGGACTGGGCAGGTATATAGATACCGAAATAGTAGGAAAGACAGACGGAATAAGTAAATGGATTTTGGGCGTAGGCGGTGGAATACTTTCGCTTAAAGCGGGCAATTTAATTGAAAATATGGGAAAAAACGAAGCTGTAAAAAGTCTTGGAATTTTTGACGAGGAAAATAAAATTGACTTGGAAATGATTTACAGTCTTTTTAAGAACGAAGCAAAGAAAAGTCCGGCAAAAATCAATCTGCCCGGTTTGGGTTCTATTACGCTTACAGAGACAGACGTAGACGATATATATAAATATATCAGGGAGGCATGAAAATGAGCGTACATGACGATATACACGATAAAATAAAGGAATATATAAAAGATGAATGTGAAGATTACAAAAAATACGGAAAAATGGCAGAAATGGCAGAGGAAATAAACGATGATGAACTTTACAGTATTGTAACGGCTATAGCAAAGGACGAAAAACAGCATAAAAATCTTTTGGAATACTGGCATGAAAAGCATAAAGAGTATTAAGAAAAAAGAGACTCGAAAGAGTCTCTTTTATATTTACAAAAAAATACCTGTTTCGTCTTTTTCAAATTCAAGTCGGTTAAGCTCATTTAATACAGTCTCTTTTATAAATGAATTGCAACTGCGACCTGTTAATTTTTTTATGCGGTCTTTCGTACCACTCGGAAAAAGACAATTTACACGGTCAACCTTTTCGGCATATCTTTTAACTGCTGCACGACGCTGTTTTATAAGCTTATCATTCATGTTATTCCTCCTCAGTATAGCCATTTTTTAAAAATTCAATTTCTTCTTTATAGTGTCTATGTTCAAAATTTTCAACTTCATATTTAATTTTATCAAAATCACCCATGTCAAATACTTCACTTGATATGTTTATACCGTGACATTTATATCACCTACATCTTATCTACATCAATTTTCACAAATATATCATCGTTAAAATTATGATTACATTCATATTCACACTTAAATTTAACAGCTTTTTTATAATTGTTAAATATATTTATAATTTCTTTTTCATTTGTCATTCTATTAAAAAGATAAACTTTAAATTTTCATTTCGGAACATTCTAAAATATCTATTTCACCCAATTTTTGAATATAATATTCTGTTACATGATAATATTTTGAATTTCCATAATCAGACATTTGACAAATAGATGTTTTATATTTTTTAAGTGATTGTTTAGCTTTCTCTAAAGTATCAAACGAAGCAATCTCAAATGAATTTTCCGTATCATAAAGAGTACATTCAGAACATAATTCATTTTTATTATAAAATTCGCCAAAATTTTCCATTATTCTATAAACTGACGGAACATCATGTAATTTTGCATCAACGATTGCTTCTTCATCAGTTCCAAACGTAGAAAAGGTACTCCAAGCTGCAGAATGATTTAAAGTGTCATAGTAATAATAATCTTCTTCATAAGTTATACTGTGAGTATTAACATCATCTATTTCATCTTTAAGTATATATTCACACCAAACAAATTCAATGCTTTCATAAAACGGTTTGGAATAATTAAGATTTTTATCGTCTTGAGTTTCATACCCTGCCGCTTCCAATATCTTTTTTCCTTCCTCAAATGTTTTGCCTTCCAGTTCTTTAGGATTTACAACACGTTTTCCCATATTTTTTAAACCTCCGTACAATTCCAATTTTTATACAATTCAATAGATTCCTTAATTAATTTGCTTTTGTTTTCCTTTAATTTATGAGTATATTATAATATATGTGCCTAATAAAAGCAAGATACAAAAAGCACAAAGATTATAAATATAAGTGCCTAATATTCGTATAGTTTATATATTGTATGTGTGCCTAATAAATGTTATAATAAATACATAAGTTAGAAGAAATGTTTACAGAATTAAACAAAGAACTTAAAACAAAATACAAAACAGAACTAAGATATAACAATATCGGAATGACAGCGTGGAGAGTACCAAAAAAGGTGGAAAAAGTCTATTGATAATATAAGCCAGCGTTGTCTTACTAAAATATAAAATTTTAAAAAAGGTGGAAATACTAATTGATAATTTAAGCCCCCTATAGTATATTCAGTATATAGGTATAATATACCCTTTTTATATAGGGTTTATGCAGTGGAAAGAGTGGATAAAATGGGAATAGAAAAAAGTTATTTTGAATTGGAAAATATATTAAAAAGTATGTATGATGAAGTGGAAGGGTATGAGTTTTATAAAGAGTTATTCCCAGATTGCGAAAATGAAGGTGAAATAAATAATGATTATTCAAAGCCAAACGCAATTTATTTATATGAAGATGAAAGAGATAAAGGGACAAAAAGACGTTTGAGGCGGCGGATAATGTTAAAAGATAAGTGGGAAGAAGATTATATTAATTTTGTGGAAAGGAATAATTTGACTTTATGCAGCGGTCTTACATATAGGCGAAGGGCAAATAAGCTGGAAAACGCACAAAGAATGAACGCACTTATATTTGACCTTGACGGAGTGGGAGAAAAGGAAATACGAAACCTATTATTGAGGTTTGGGAAAGACGCTAAAATGATAAGGACATTGCCGCAACCGACATTTTTAATAATGAGTGGGACAGGGTTACACATATATTATGTGTTTAAAGAGCCGATTGACCTTTATCCGAATATAAAATTACAATTAAAAGCATTAAAGTATGATTTGACATTCAGAATATGGGAATACGGAGCAACTTCAAGCAAAAAGGAAATTCAATATCAGTCAATTAATCAGAATTTCAGAATGGTTGGCAGCATTAACGGGAAATACGGAAACATTGTAAAGGCATTTAGGACCGGTGACAGGGTTACTCTTGATTACTTAAATGAATATGTGAGTGCAAAAAATCAAGTTGATGTAAACAAGCCTTTCAGACCTTCAAAAATGACGAGAGCAGAAGCGGCAGAAAAGTATCCGGAATGGTATGAGCGTGTAGTCATAAATAAAAGCAAAAAATTAAAAAAATGGGATATAAAAGGAAAGACAGGATATGCACTATACGAATGGTGGTTAAGGCGAATAGGAGAGGTAAGAGGCGGTCACAGGTACTATTATATGATGTGCCTTGCAATTTATGCCTGCAAGTGTGATGTGCCGAAGAAAAAATTGAAAGAGGATATATACAATGTTTATGAAGAATTAAGACAGGTACAGCATGATAATATTTTGACCGAAGACGATATAAAAAGTGCTTTGGAGGCTTACGATAAAGAGTACTACAATTTCACCATTGCGGATATTGAGAAAGTTACAGATATAAGAATTGAACGGAATAAGAGAAATTATAGAAAGCAAAAGACTCATTTAAGATTAGCAAGAGCAATAAAAGAAATATTAAAAGAAGAAGGGAAAATGAAAAAAGAAGGCAGACCGAGCAAAGAACAAGAAGTAATAGAATATCTGCGGAAAAATCCCGACTCACGAAAGTGTGATGTAATAAGAGGAACAGGGTTTGATAAGAAAACAGTATATAAATATTTCGATAAAGCGAAAGAAATGATAAAAAACAACGAAAAGGACGGTTAAACCGTCTTTTTTATTGACTTTTACGAGAAAAAAGAATACAGTAGAAATATAGAAATATAGATTTATATATTTCTATAAAAATAGTTTTCTATAAAAGAAAGGTGTGAGGCTATGCGGGCAGAGGTTATAGCTATTGCAAATCAAAAGGGCGGTGTTGCCAAAACAACAACAACGCACAATTTAGGTGTTGCACTTGCAGAAAAAGGGAAAAAGGTGTTACTGATAGACTTAGACAGTCAGGCAAGTTTAACAATCAGTATGGGAATAGAACCGCTTGAGATTAAAAGGACAGTTGTGGATATACTAAAAAAGAAAAGTGTATCAATAAAAGAATGTATATACAATGTCTATACAAACCTCGACATCGTAACGTCCATAATAGATCTTGCGAGTATGGAAGTAGAAATGCTTTCACGAGCAAGCCGTGAGAAAATATTGGATAGGGCAATAACGCCCATAAAAAACGATTATGATTATATTCTTATAGACTGCCCTCCGCAGCTTAGTATATTAACGATAAATGCATTAAGCTGTGCGGACGGTGTTATAATACCTGTCAAGACAGATTATTTAGCCTACAGAGGGCTTACACAGCTGAATGACAGCATAAGTGAAATAAAAGACCTGATAAACGACAAACTCACAATATACGGCATTATAGCCACATTTTACGAAACAAGGGTAAAAGACGATAAAGAAATTTTGGAAATGCTGAAAAAAGAATATAATCTAATAGGCATTATTAAAAAACAGGTGGCGGCGAAAAAGGGAATATATGACGGAATGGCAGCGGTTCAGGCAGTGCCGGAAAGCGATATATCAAAAGAATATGTTAAAATTGCGGATATGATTATAAAGGGTAAGTATGAAAGGATAGAATAAAAATGGGACTGGCAGAAAGAGAAAATAAAAGAAAAAGCGTAATAAGCAATATAACAAGTGATAAAAAGACGGAAAAAGAGGAAAACAACGGCAGAATACAGAGGTCTTATTATATAGATGCCGATATAGTGACTGCCTTAAAAATAAAGGCGGCAAGAGAGGGCAAGAAGATGACCGATGTGGTTAATGAAATTTTAAGAACAGGGTTAAAAGATTGCTTATAATATTGAATAAGTAAATAAAATATAATATAATTCAATCAAGGATAGATTTGAAGTAAGGTTTTCTCGGCTATCCTCGATTGAATTAAGGGGATTGAGTAGCAGACTATTTGAGGTTAGTGGCTACTCAATTTTTTATTTGTTGATGTATTCTAAACATTCAACTATTTGTTTTTCATTAAAACCATTAGCTTTTAACCATTCGATTAATCTTACAATCTGAGCTGATGTCATTTCGTCCATGTCCTCACTTCCTTCCTTAAAAGGTTTCCCTTTACCTTACAATTATATTATAGTTCATGTACCCATAAATTACAATATACAAAACACACAAAAATGTACCCATGAATTTGTAAATTTTATACCTGTACCCATGAATAAAACCGTGATATAATAAATATATAAAAAATAACAGGAGGTGATAAAGATATGAGTACAGAGGCAAAGCGAAAAGGTAATGCAAAGTATTTAAAAGAAAAGGTGGAAGATATAAAAATAAGAGTTCCGAAGGGTAAGAGAGAGGAATACAAAGCATTTGCAGAAAAAGAGGGTAAAAGTTTAAATAGGTATGTAATAGATTTAATTGAAAAGGATATGCAAGAAAAAGGCAGAACGTAAAAGTTTCTGCCTTTTTTGTGAAAAAATCATATAATTATATTATATCATTTTCGTGTCATATTTAAGTAAAAGCGTTTCATTTTTTATTTTTTCGTTTCATTTTGCCTATTTACCGTTTCAATTTATTATTTTTCGTTTCATTATCTTATTTTTGTAATTACAACAGCGTAGCGTATCCATTCGTTTAATTCATCCGGATCGTTAGGGTCAAAGGTATATGTTTTACCAAAATTATTAAGAGGTTTTAAAATATTTGGTGTACCCTGTAAAAACTGGCGTATATATGCCCTTCCGTTTTTGCGGTTAATAAAAATTGCCGTGTCTCCATGTCTTGGTGGACGGAAAGAAAGAAGCAAAATATCATTAATGACATAAACAGGTGTTAAATGATTAGATGTAATCTTAACGGCACAGTCAACAACATCACCGAATTTTAGGCGGTACGATGATATGTCAACTTTCTCAAAATTGCACGAGTCCCAAATCATGCCGTCATGCAAATCGCCAACGGGGACCATACAGGTCACGAAGTTTTTTTCGGTTGAATTTTCATTCTTCATGTTCAACTCAAAATTAACAACAGAGGATATGAAGGCTATTTGCGAGTCATTTAATTTATATAATCTTCTTATAATTTCCGTTTCGGTAGATGGGTCAAATACAAGGTCGGACAAAGGTCTGCCTGTCAACTTGTACAGCTTATAACAAATATAAAAATCAACAAATTTTGTTTTCAATTCAATTAATTTTTTGTACTGTCCAGGTGATAGACCTAATTTTTCGGCCATTTCGTCCCTTGAAATTCCTAATTTGTAGCGTTCCATCTCAATACTGTGGATTAGATTTTCCTTAGCTTTTTCACGTTTTAAAAACATCGGGGGGGGGTCAACTCCTTTCAAAAAAAATTAAAAAAGATGTTTTTGGAATAAAAAATAGCCTTGTTCGGCAATTTACGGACGAGGCTGAACTTTATTTCAGAAACGAAAAATTTTATAAATGTTGATATTATAGGTTTAAGGCAAGGGGGCCGGGGCGGCTGTGGTGGCAGTCGCATACAATGACAGAGCGACTCCCTTGCCTTTATATTTATAATATATCACAAAAGTTTAAAAATCAACAAAAAAACACGGAATTTTATTACTAAAATTAAAAAACAATGTAAAAAATTTTACAAACCAAAGAGAAGTACGGTTTTAAGGAGGGCTTAGGGTGGAGGATTATAAAAGAGAAATTATTAAGTTTACTAATGAGACGGACGATAAGACAATATTAAAACAGCTATACAGTTTTATATATAGCTATAAAAAAAGAAAAATTTTAAAAAACAGCTTAAATTTTAAAAAAAGTGTTGGTTCTTAAAAAAATAATCTGTTACAATTAAAGAGTGATAACCTTCTTTTGAACATTTTGAACAACGAATCACACACCAGAAATTACCCCAACAAAAGGACATCGAAGAAATTCGGTGTCTTTTTACACAAAAAAACTACTGGCACGTAAAAAAACAATGTGTTATTATAATTATAATTCCATAAAATTTAATTGCAAAGCGTGTATAAGAAAAATCCATTGAATAATTCAATGGATTTTCTTTTTTTTCTATAAAATTTTATTTAAATTCTATTTATTTTCTATAAATTTTTTATTTCTTTAAAATTATCCGGTAAAGCATCGGTTAAAATGCGGATACAGTTGGCATCATCAGCCCAGCGGGGCAAATATACATTGTGAGCAACAGCGTAATGTATATATTTGGGGTCAGTAGGAGAAACGTATTTTTTGCGTACACTTCTATTTAAAGCCGTATCAATAAAGCTGCTTATATCATATCTGTCTGCATAAGGCGGTATTCTTACACCGAGGTCAAGAGCATAAGGTATCTGTCTTTCTGTCGGCATAGGTGTAACATCGACATACTCGGAATAAGGCGGCAGTAAACCAGACAGTCTATGTATTTCTTCAAGCGTAGACAAAGACGAAGCTGTAAACTGAACCGTTTTCTGTCTGCCTGTATCGGGGTTCTTGCCTTTTATTTCATAAAGCACACACTTTTCAAAATTCGGGTCAAAGTCCCTAAAATCAACAAGAGCCTTTTCGGGCGGTGTAGTGTTCGGCACATTTGCGGTATTTATGAAGTTTTCAAAATTTGCGGCAGATGTATCAACGTCACAGCCTAACTGCATAGCCAAATAATACATATGCTTGCATGGCTTTTTACGTTTTCTAAAATCGGGACAGGTGCAGTTTTGTAAAGTGGTTGTATATTTTGCCCTGCGTTCCTGACCTTGGAATTTACCCATTTTATAAACAGGGTCAGCGGAAAGAAAAATTAAATCACCATCAACGGCTTTTCTTATACGGATATACTGGTCATCCATATTAATGTTTTTCCATTTTGCCCACAGTTCATCGGCTGAATGAGATTTAAAATTTAATCTTGTGATAAAAAGAGAAAACGGAAAACAAGAGATTAGAGTTATCAATAAGCCTTTGAAAAATCCGAATGATTTAAAACAAATAAAAATAAACAGCAGATAAACAATTATAGGAATTATAAATGACAAATTAGATTTGTCTTTACTACTGTAATTATTCAAAGAAAGAGCAGCTTTTACAGATTCGGTAAATGTCATATATTGAAATTTTTTGCTTGTAAGTACGTAAAGAAATGGAACAGCGAGTATAGTTCCAGTAAGCCCTATACCCATTTCTGCGTATCTGTGTGTAAAAACAGCAACAATTCCAATAAATAATATGGCATACCATATAAAGCCAACAACATATTTTTTCATAAAATTACCCCCTAAATTTTAGTATGTAAATTTAATATACTAAAAAAATTAAGGGGGTTCAATATAAAACGGAAAATTTAGTTATCATTTTCAGATTTTTTATTATTTTGTTCTTCTTTCAGTTTAATAATAAAATTATCAATAACCTGTTTAGATTTAGGGTCCAGCTGATTATAGACTTTCATAATGTTAAAAACCAATGATTTAATCTCACTGAATAAAGGATTGTCATATTCATTTAAGAGCTGCTCAACAAGCACTGTATCTTCATCAAGTTCTAATGTAAACATTGAACCTTCACCAGTCCTTAACCAGTTTTCATCAACATTAAATTCCTGCGAAATCAATTTGATTATAAAATCTTTAATAACAACTCTACCACGCTCAAGATTATTTATAGAGTCACCAGACATGCCAAGCCTTTCACCAAAATCATTGCGACTTAATTTTAAATATTCTCTTACTTCCCTTATTCTTTCGTTTATATTATCCAATATTTAAATCTCCTTTCATGTTTGTTAAACATATTATAACACAACCTTTTTAGTAAATCAACCAAATTAATAAAAAAATATTGGTAAAATGGTTGACATACCAAAATAAAGCGTATATAATTGGTATATAAACTAAAGAGAGGTGAAAAACAATGGTAAACGACAAAAAAGAAAAAATGGGTAAAACAATAGCCGATATGATGACGTTGGACGAAAAAAGTTTACAGATTGTAATGTGCAGTGTAATGGTGCTTAAAGCAAGAGAGGAAATGGAAAAGAAAGAAAAAGAAAACCAGACAGCGTAAGGGTCAAATTTATGAAAAAGGATAAAATGGTAGCAAAAAAAACGTGGAAAGAGTTCAGAGAAAGCGGATTGCTTTGGTGGACTAACATGATTTTACACACATTCGGGTGGGCGATTTTTGTAGATGTAAATGATAATGGAGAAATTGCAAATGCTTATCCGGCAAGAGTAAAATTCCGTGGTTTCAGTGAAAAGAGCAACACGGAGGGATACATAAAAGTAAGTCGGTATATAAAAGAAAATATAGCTGACTTATTAGAGGAATCGAAGAACTAAAAAAGCAAGATAGAAAGAGGTGAGAGAACAGTGGGAAAAGAACCGATAACAATCAACCTGCCGGAAAAGCTGAAAGAACAGCTCCAACAGGAGGCGGAGAGGAGAGGGATAAGTTTTAACGCTATTGTAATGAATATAAGGATACCGTATGAAATGAACACAGAACTTATCCTTATAGCAGAAGAATACGGTATAAGCAAAAATGCGTTGATACTGAAAATATTGAGAAACTGGGTAAAAGAGAAAGGACTTAAATAGGGAGGTGGAGGAGAATGAATACAGAGGAAAGAAAAAGTGCTCTTAAAAAATTAAAAGCACTCATAAACGGTCACGGGTATGGAAAGAAGATAGTAATTCATTATTCTATATCAAATAAAGAACATGAGAGCAGTAAATAAAGAGGAAAATGAAGAGTTAGCCAAAGAAAAAAGAAAGTATGAGCAACTTTTAGCAGAGTTAGGAGGTGAAATTTCAAATGACTTGTAAATATCCAATAACTAGCAAAAGTTATAAGTTTTGTTTAGGCTGTAGTGATATAGCTTGTTGTGAAGATGCAGTTACTTCTATCATTTCTATGCCAGAAGTACAGTTACCAAAGAATATTATTTCGTCTGCATTAGAAGCAAATAAGATGACAAACAATGCAATTGATAGCAGCACGAAACAGCAAATAGTAGAATTATCTAAATTAATTAGATATGCGATTGCAGAAGGTAAATTTTCAATCAGTGCAGATGGTTCTTTAAAATCTGAAACACGAAAGAAATTAGAGGAACTGGGTTATAAAGTTAAAACTGGTACTCAGTACAATGAGCCATATTACAGTATCAGTTGGAGAGAAACGAAGGAATAAAGCATTTAAACTATATAGCAAATGTAATAGAAATGGTCAATAAGAAGGTGATAATTATTGAAAAAACAGATTAAATACATATGTGAGTGCTGTGGAGTTGATTATGACAGAGAGGAAGATGCAAAGAGGTGTGAAGCAAGTCATATAAAGCCTGTAAAAATTGTAAAGGCAGATTACGAATATAGATTTTCTGAAATGCCAAATACACCTGTTTCGGTAACAGTAGAATTTGAAAACGGTACAGAACGTGAGTATTTTGCAAAAGGAAGGGTGTAGGAAATGCTGACGGTAATAAGCATAAGCACAAAAAGAAAATTAGGTACAACGGATTTTAATGCTATGTACAACAAAATAGTAGAAAACGAAAAGGGAAGTATTTTTTTCGGAGTAGGCTTTAACAAGGATTATAAAAACAATATTTATCATGTAGTAGTAAACAAAGAGTTAAGTAAAAGTGATGTTGAAGACATAAAAAAATGCAGTCAGGAAGACTGCAAAGCAAAGGTTTGTTATGTGCCGGAGGAAAATACAGAGGATTTATTTAAATTTCTTAATCGTTAAAGTGTATAAGCGAGATAAAAACCGTCGGGCAACATATAAAAATAAATTTCAGGTGATGAACCTTCGGTAAAAATTAAATTATGTGATTCTAATTCGATAGCAGCATTAAGAGCATCGGCAAAAGACATATTTAATTTTTTAATATCGGCAGGTGTAAATTCATTTGAACTATGTTTAAACATTGCTTTTAAAAGTATTTGAGAATTTTTAGATAATTGCATTAAATACACCAACTTTCAAGAGTTTTAACTCAATTATATAAAAATCAATAAGAAATTTCAATAAATAAAGGCGGTAGGAAATGAAAAACAAAAATAAAGACCCCTGTCCTTGTTTTTATTGCAGGATAGAGAAGGAAAAGGATTATAAATGCAGGGAATACGGCTGCACAAGTTATTCAAAGTGGTGCAAGAGAGAAAAGGAGAGATAAAAATGGTAACAAATGATTATTCAACAAATGTGGCTATAGTTGCCGGAGCAGTAATGGTTTATTTTTACATCAAGTGTCAGTATTTCAGGATAAAGAGTTTGAGGAAAAAGGCAACACAGCCGATAAGAGCATATAAGGAAAGAACAGAGCTTGAAAAGAAAAGATTTATGAAAAATTCCGAAAAGATGTGGGGTGTAAGGTAATGGGGGTTATAAAAGATAAAAAAGCAAGAAGCAGAAACGCCGACAACTGGGATTTATGCCACAGAATAATAAACACAGTTCGACAGGCAAGCGGAATGACTTTAAGTACAGAAGAAAATCCCTATTTATCGACACCAGCAAAAAAGGAAAAGAGCGAAGAAAAAAGCATGGTGCTGTGAACATCATGCTTTTTTTGAACAAACAATCATTATATTTAACTCGGCTAAGTTAAACCTAAGTTGATTTTAACATAGCTTATGAAAAAAACAAGCGGTTATAAACCGCTTTTAAGACTTGATGAAGACATTCATTTTAGGACTATAGTCAAAAAAATATAAGAGAACTAAAGAGGTAGGCTATGTATTTCAAGACGATGGTAAAGGCAGGAAAGACATTAGAGGTATACAGGTCTTTCAGCAAACGGACAGGCAAGGCAAAGGGAACAAGTGACAGAGTAATATCGAAAGAGGAAATAGAAAAAAATAACAGGCGTAGGGCCATTATTAAATTAACAAGGGTGCTTAATGCCAATTTTGACAAATACAGCTGCCACATAAGCCTTACCTATAGAAATGAAAACAGGCCGAGCGTGGAACAGGCAAAGAAAGAGTTGAACAATTTTCTTAGACGGCTACGGCACGAGTACAAAAAAAGAGGGTGCGAACTGAAATACATAGTTGTAACCGAATACAAGAATAAGAATGTTCATCACCATATAGTGATAAACGGAATAAAAGGTGGCGGTACTTTGGAAGTAGTCCAAAATCAATGGAGGCAGGGCTATATAAAATGCGCAATGCTCGATGAAAGCGGACAATACAGAAAGTTAGCCGAATACCTAATAAAAGAAACAGACAAAACATTCAAAGAGGGAAAGGCAGCAAAGCAAAGATACACACCAAGTAGAAATTTAATAATCCCAAAGACAAAAACAAAAACGGTAAAAGCTAACAGGTGGCTTCCAGAACCGAGGATACCGAAAGGATATTATTTAGATGTCGATACACTCTTTAACGGGGTAGACCCTTTTACAGGGCGGCTTATACAAAAATACACATTAATACAATTTGCAGAGGAAAAGAAAGGGCGTGGTAAGGAAAGTGGATAAGAAATTAACGGCAATGAAAAGCAATGCACAAGGTCATTTGTTTGAGGACCTAATCAAAATGGCATGCGGCTACTACCGGGAAAGAGGGAAAGCAATAATTGAGAAGATGCCCGAACCTTTCAGAGTATTAAAAAAAGACAGAAACAGAGGAACGGCACTGATTCAGTTTACAGCTCATGCACAGCCGGACTTTATAGGAACGCTGAAAAACGGAAAAACAATAATATTCGAGGCAAAGTGTACTTTAACGGACCGGCTGAAACAGGACATCATAACGGACACACAGAGGAAAGCATTGGAGCAGCATTTTTCGATGGGTGCATTTGTAGGTGTGTGTGCAGGAATAAAAGATAATTATTATTTTATTCCATGGGCGGTGTGGCGTGACATGAAAAACCTTTACGGGCATAAATACATGACGGCAACAGAGGCAGAAAAGTACAAAGTAAGATTTACAGGGAATGGAGTAATGTTTTTGGATTTAATAGAAAGAGGTGTGAAATATGGTAATTGAATGTAATGGTTGTCCGCATTGTCAGACAATATTTGAACACACAAAAGATGGGTGCTTTCAGATGTTAGGCAAAGGCTGTTATAGAGCCCCACACTGGGGAAAGCCGATTGCAACAATAGAAAAATGCCCGAAATATTTTGATGAGCGGGATTTAAACAGAATTGCATTGGGATTAAACAGAAAGGTTTAAAAGATGGTTTAAATGGGAGAAGAAACAGACAGATTGTTAATTAAATTTCAAACATATTTGGTAGGAAGATTTACAAAGACAGAAATGGACACAATAACACAAGCGTTCTTATTAGCAATTTCCGAGTATGATATGAAAGAAAAATCAACAGAGCTTATAGTAAGCGAAGAAAGTGATTTGCAAATAGTACAAATGTTTTTTGTGGCTAAGAGCGTTGAAGGCTGTTCAAAAAAAACGATAAGTTACTATTACAACGAAATAACGAAATTTTTAACAAGTGTAAATAAACCGATTAAAAAAATAACGGCAAACGATATTAGAGTATATATAGCCCGAATAGGTATTGAGAAAAAAATATGTAAAGTGACACAAGACAATATGTTGCGAATAATAAAATCATTTTTTAGTTGGTTAACAGCAGAGGAAATTATAGAGAAAAATCCTACATCAAGAATAAGAAGAATACGGGTGGATAAAAAACAAAAAAAGGCATTTACTGATATTGAAATTGAAAAATTAAGAAACGCAGCAGAAAACAAAAGAGACAGGGCTCTCGTTGATTTTTTAATGTCAACGGGCTGTCGAGTTAGTGAAATTACACGTTTAAATAAGACGGATATACAAAATGATGAGTGTAAAGTGTTTGGAAAAGGTGCGAAAGAAAGAACGGTATATTTAAATGCAAGAGCAATAGTTTCATTAAATGAATATCTAAAAGAAAGAGAAGATACAAAAGAAGCATTATTTGTTTCAGCACATAAGCCACACAATAGACTTAAAAACAATTCGGTTGAAACAATAGTGCGTAAATTGGGCGAAAAAACAAATATAACAAATGTGCATCCACATAGGTTCAGAAGAACGGCAGCAACAAAGGCGGCAAAAAGAGGTATGCCTATTGAACAAATCAAACAAATGTTAGGACATACGGAAATACAAACAACTCTTATATATTTAGATATGGGAGGTGACACATTGAAAGAAAGTCATAAAAAATATATGGCATAAAAGAGGTGAATTTAAACTATGGAAAAACAAATATCACTGTTTGATATGGCTTTACCGCCACAAAAACAGGAACAGAAAACATATAAAAAAATAAATTTTGCAAAAGTTCCGGAAAATGAACCCAAAGTTAAATATGAAAATATACCAACAATAAATGAAATAGTAAAATTGCTTGATAATTTTACATATAAAGTCGGTGTGCATGAAATTTTGTCGGATATTTTTAAATGCGGAGCTATTGCAATTTCAAATCGATTTAACACAACACAAGCAAAAGAGCGTGAAGAACAATATAAAAAGACAATTTTAAAATACGATAAAAAAGGAAGGGTTCTTATAGCAGAAATATTTACGAAGATATATATATTATTAGCGTCATCGGTAAACAACGGCTTTAATGATTATTTGGGTGAAATATATATGTCATCGCAAACTTCAAACAATAAAGCAGGGCAGTTTTTTACGCCTTATAGTGTTTCAAAAGCGTGTGCAAAAGCATGTATTGATGAACAAACAGTAAATGAATACATAGAAGAAGATAAAATACTTAAATTAAATGAGCCTGCCTGTGGTTCGGCAGGAATGATAATAGGGGCAGTAGATGTTTTGTATAACGAATATAAATTTAATTACAGCAGAAATTTATTTGTAGAATGTTCGGACATAGATGAAAGATGTGTTCACATGGCATACATACAGCTATCAGCGATTGGAGTACCAGCGGTTATATATCAAAGAAATACTTTAACAATGGAAACATGGCAAAGATGGGAAACACCTGCATTAATAATTCAGTGGTTGCGGTTTAGAAACATACTGAACAAAAAATGAGGAAAAGAATTATAAAAAGAATAGGGGAAAAGAACATGATAAAGATTGATTTTAGCAAAGCAGTTAAAACATTTAAGAAAAACGGGTATTTAATCATAATCGACAATGACGGCAATGGAGACCAGTGGCTTGGCAACGGTGCGGCATTTTACAATATGGGCAATACAGAGTTTGACACAATAAACATAAAGCCGGTACTTCCTGCAAGAAGTCCTGAATGGAACATAGAATCAGATAATATAAAGAGATACACAGAAGTGTACTTTGATGATAACGATTATACAGAAGAACCTATTGAAAAGATATTGCCTTTGAATTTTACATACAATGACAAAGATTTTGAAACATATGTTTTAAACAGCAGAGAGGTAATGTTTATAGATAAAAGTTATCTTAAACCTATTGATATAACAAGCAGCAACGGAGCTACTTTTTATTCAAGAAAAAGCAAAATATACGACAATTATCTTGCAATTAAAGACGGTTTAATGCTTAAAGCAATTATTATGCCTACAAAGCTTGTAAATGCAGATGATACACTTTTTGCTGACTTAATAGATGAGCTGCATGAACTTTGTATGATAGCACGAGGCAGTATAGCAGAGAAGGGCGAAGAATGAGCAGACGGTCTGAAATAGACGAAGAAACATCAAGAGAAATAAAGGAATATATAGACAGTTTAAGCGAAGAAGAATTTAAAAAGTTATTAAAACTTGCCGAAAAAATTCAGTTGGAGAATGACGGAGGGGTTAAAAGATGAACAAAGTTATTTTAATGGGCAGACTGACAAAAGACCCAGAAGTGAAATATGTTCAGGGTGCTAATACGTTTACAGTGGCAAGGTATACATTAGCTGTAAACCGCCGTTTTAAACGTGACGGTGAACCAGATGCAGATTTTATAGGCTGCGTTGCCTTTGGCAAAAGTGCGGAATTTGTAGAGAAATATCTTAAAAAGGGTCAGCAGATAGCAATCAACGGAAGATTACAGTTTGAGACATGGACAGACCAAAACGGAAATAAGCACTATTCTACAAACGTAATTGTAGAGGAACATTATTTTTGCGGAAACAAGACAACAGGCAATATAAATACAGCCAGTGCGGACGATATGGGATTTTATCCGACCGAGGAGGGTGATGTTGTAGATGATGATTTTCCCTTTCGATAAGTATGTCCGCAGCTTAGAACAAAAAAGACAGGAAAGGGTTATACAGAGGATTATAGGAAAAAGTAAATTACTTAGAGGTAGGAGATAAAAAACATGGCTAAAGCAAAATGGGAGGAAATTGAACAGGCAAGGCGTGACGGTATGGGTTACGCCTTGAGGATAGCAAGAGAAAAGGCATAGAAGGACTTGAAGAAGAAATTAAATTCAGAAATATAAGTAGGGTATCAGTAGCAATGAGCAGCAAAGAGTATATAGAGCTAAGAGAGAATTTGGAAAGAAAATATCTCAAGTTGTGCTGACACTGGCAGAAATAACATTGCGTGATGAGTTTGGTTTCGGCAAAAGCAGACTTGAAAAGTTTGCAGACAGATTAAACGAAAAAGCCGGATGCGTGGCAGAGGGGTATACAACAATAGAGGAACAGTTGGAAATATTGGAAAAAGAAACGGGAATGTTAGCCAAGTTGGAATAAGGAAGGTGGCATTTATAAATGTTTAAAAATCAGCGTAACATTTCAAAAGTGGACAAAGCGGAAATGTTAAAAAGATACGAGCGAGGTGAAACTGTAGAGCAGATCGCTGAAAAAATGAAAAGAACCGAATGGACAATACACAGACATTTACGTGAGATGGGGGTACTCCCTGAATCAGTTAGCAAAAAATTAAAAATTGAGAAACAACAAGATAAAGAAGCAATAATGGCGGTCCGAAAAAGAAATGCACTTGATTTAAAAATCGGTGATTCAGTGAAGTATTCGATAAAAGGCAATGAAGACAGTGACAGCGGACGTAAAAATGTAAGAGATGGCAAAATAATAAGCATAACGGATTTTATAATAGCGATAAAAAATGAAAACGGTTATGTGGAATGTGTGAATAGGAGTGCAATAAATACAGAAACATTCGCACATAAAATAAGGAAGGTGAAATAAATGACTTTTAAACAGTATCAGAAAGAGACTTTAAGAACAGCATGTGGTATGAATAGAGCAAGTTTAAAAGATGTAAACAGCTATATATTAAATGGAGTTTTGGGAATGAATGAAGAAGCCGGGGAGGCAATCGGCATTGTAAAAAAACATATTTATCAAGGTCATGAATTTGATAAAAAACATTTAGCAGAAGAAATAGGTGATTGCTTATGGTATATTGCCGTAACTGCCAACGGTATAGGGTATACATTAGAGGATATAGCTAAAATGAATGTAGAAAAATTACATAAAAGATACCCAAATGGATTTGAGACGGAAAGAAGCATAAACAGATGAAATATGCAAAAGATTACTTATTTAATAATTAAATGGAAGTGGTGCAATGAACGAAGAACGAAAGAGGATAAGATACTACTTGCAAAGATACCGATATTGTATAAACCAAAAAAAAGAGTTAGAAACAAGGCTGTATGAAATAAAGGCAGAAATGCAATATCCACTATCAGCGGTATCTTATAGCGGTTCAAATGGTCAAAGTTTTAATGTTTCAACGGGTGCAGCAGCATTTACATATAGGATAGCCGAGATAGAGGACAGAATAGAGGAACAGCAACGAAAATCTGTATCCGAATTACTTGCAATCATGGAAGTTTTAGACTTTCTTCCGGTTGAAAGCGTAGAGCGTGAAATTATTGAAAAACGGTTTGTTGATAGAATGGCATGGTACAAAATTTCAAATAAGATGCACATGAGCCGCAGCCGAATAGCGTTCTATGAAAAACAAGGCTTAGATAAATTAATGACATATAAAAGAGTGCAGGAACTTGTGAATGATTTTTGGGAGAATAGATTTGAGATAAATTAAAAAGAGGGTATTAAAATAGAACAAATTTCGTTATTTAAAGAAGATAAGATACATATTGATAAGCCTATACGCTTAATTGAACTTTTTGCCGGGTATGGCAGTCAAGCAATGGCATTGAAGAGGATAAATGCAGATTTTGAGCATTACAAAGTTGTTGAATTTGACAAATTTGCAATCAAGAGTTACAACGCAGTTCACAATACCAATTTTAAAACTATGGATATAAAAGACGTAAATGCCGAAGATTTAAATATTTGTGATGCAGATAAGTATACATATTTATTAACATACTCTTTTCCGTGTACAGATATATCAAATGCAGGGCAGAGAAAAGGCATGGCGAAGAACAGCGGAACAAGAAGCGGTCTTTTATGGGAGGTTGAACGGATTTTAAAGGAATTGCACGATAAAAAAATGGAAATGCCACAAATATTATTTATGGAAAACGTGCCGCAAGTACATGGCAAAAAGAATATAGATGATTTCAAAATGTGGTTAGAGGTTTTGACAGGATTAGGTTATAAAAATTATTGGAAAGACTTAAATGCAAAAGATTATGGTGTTGCACAGAACAGAAACCGTACATATATGTTTTCGATTAGAGAAGGGGGGAGTATGTTTTTCCAGAAAAAATTCCACTTATGTGCCGTCTGTTAAATTAGGTAACAGTAATACAACGGGCAAATGTGGAATGTGTGGAATAAAAGTTAAAAAACTGTATCCGTGTAAAGTCGGACAGGTTGAATTTATGATTTGCGGAAACTGCAAAGGAATAATGGAGATGTGAAAAGCGATGGAAATAAGCATTGTTGAAAGGAAAGGCAAAACCTACACAAGATTTAAGATAACGCAAAAAGAAATGAGAGAAGCGTTTATAAGAAGAATGGTTAAAGGGCTTAAGTCTATTAAGGAAAATTCAAGGTTTGTTTATTTTGAGATAGAGGGAGATTTGCTTAATGAAGACAGAACGATTAACGGCAAGGAGTGTGAAAAGCAATGGAAGGAAGATTAACAGTAAATAAAGAACCATATGATATGTCAATGTTTGAGTTGTCACATAATTCGTGTTATGTGAAAGAAGGAAGGGCAAGATACAGGGACTATGAAACAGATATAGACGCAAGAGAACTAACAAAGCTTTTGCTGAAAGAAGTTGCGGAAGAAAACAATCAATTCAATTCGGAAGATGAATTTGACGAAAAGATGTTGGATTGTCTTACATACGGAATTAATACAAAAGAAGGATTGATTGCAACATTTTATCGCAACTTATGGGCAATGGCTGAATTGAGAGAAAAGTTAAAGATGTATGAGGATTTAGAGGAACAAGGCAAACTTATCAAACTGCCATGTACGATTGGAGACATCTTATATACAAATTTTGCTGTACAAGGTTGGTATTTCAGAGAAAAGAACAAACCATATGAAATAAAGGTTGCTTGTATAGGTATAAACGGTGTTAACAGTTTTATCAATGTAGCCTATGAGAACGGCAATCTGTGGCAATTCAAGTTTTCTGATATTGGTAAAAGAATTTTTCTGACGAGAAAAGAGGCTGAAAAATATAAAGATAAAAAATGGTTATTCAATAAAAAATAAGCCTAAACTTAGAAACTGTCCTTTTTGCGGTGGTAAAGCATATCTTAAAGTCTTTTATGTACCGTTTGAAGAAAGTGATGATGGAAATGAGTATAGAGTAGGCTGTGAAGAATGTGGAATATATTTTACATCTATGTGGGAATATATGCAAATTGTAGACTTATGGAACGGTGTTTATTATAAATGATGGAACGAAGGTGACGACAAATAAAAAGAGCATACAAAATAATAGCTGTAGACTTTGACGGAACACTGTGTGAAGCGTGCTACCCCGATATTGGAAAAGCAAATATAAGTTTAATAGAGTATTTAAAACAACAAAGATTATATGGCAATAAAATAATATTATGGACTTGCAGAGCAAACAGACAGCTAACAGAGGCAGTTGAATGGTGCAGTAAGCAAGGGCTTGTATTTGACGCAATAAACAGCAATCTGAAAGAAGTAATAACATCATGGACAGACGGAGAGTCAAGAAAGATATATGCAGACATATATATAGATGATAAAGCAATGTCTATAAAAGATTTTAAAATTCCGGCTGTATCAGCATTATACAACATAAGAAAACAGCGGCGGTAAATAAAAAAGGGTGGGCTATTATTTTAACCCACCCCATATTTTTATAGTGTGCAGGACAAAACAGGACACCGCAGGACATTTTATCTGTTATAATAAGTAGTGTGAAAAGTGAGAAAACTATTCACACCTCCCATGTGATTTTGGTTATGAGTATGCAGAAAAGACAGACTATCAAAAGCCTGTCTTTTTTGTATATAAATATATTATTATATGGGACAGCACTATAGCGTAGCAATACACAAAGACACAATAAACAACCAAAGCAGAAAGAACAATAGTATTAATTGATATACATTTATATTCATTTATAGTGACTGAACAAGCAAATAGAACACAATAAAAGAAAAGATAAATTAGGAATTGAATTAAAAAATTTTTTTAGGTACTACCCGGAGAAAAATCTGCCGCGGTTACGGCGCGGCGCGGCATTTTTCCGTAAAAAATCAAAAAAAAATTTTGGGTTTCGTTACAAAAATGATTGAAAAAGGTAAAAAATGGGCTTGGAGGTGAGGAAAATGGCTGAACAATGGGCGAGGGCTGAACAAATAGCAAAATTATTTAAGCTGAGCGTACGGCGAATACAGCAGTTGACACAAGAGGGAATAATACATAGTGAAAAGGTGAGTGGCCAAAAGGGCAGAATGTACGATCTTGTTCCAACAATTCAAAAATATGTTGAATATCTTCAAAACAAAGCAAACGGCAAGGCAAGAAGTGACAAAGAACTTGACTTGAAAGAGCAGAAATTAAAGGCAGAAATTGCTTTAAAAGAGAGTCAGGGAGAGTTGCACAGGTTAAAAACGGAAATTGCAACGGGCAAATACATATCACTGGAAGAGGTGAGTCTGGATTATCAGAAATTTTTTGTTATACTTAAAAAATTTGTTCTTGCTGTTCCGAATCGTATAGGTGGACTGCTGACGGGATACGTTGACCCTGTGGTAATACGCTCACTGGAAAAGGATATGACAAAAGAATGTACAGAAATGCTCAAAACTTTTGTCCTGGCAGCTAAAACCGAAACAAAAGACGGTGAGGTGGATTGAAGAAAAGAAAGTACAGTGTACGAAAATACATCGTTCCAAAATATATAAAAAAATCGTTGGAGCTGCTGAAACCACCGGAAGAATTGACGGTTTCGGAATGGGCCGGAAAATATAGATTTCTTGATGAACGCAGCAGCAGCATGCCGGGCAAGTGGAAAAATGAAATGACACCATATTTAGTCGGCATAATGGACGAGTTTAACAATTATCAAACGGAAAAAATTGTATTTTGCAAATGCACGCAGTTGGGTGGTACAGAGGCATTAAACAACATGATCTGTTTCAGCGTAGCACAAGACCCAGCTCCAATGATGATTGTTTATCCAACAAGTGAACTTGCAGACTCGGTTGTGGAACAGAGAATAAAACCGATGCTAAAGGCAAGCAAAGAAACAAAAAAACACTTCAAAGAAAGAAACAGCAGTAAAAAAGAATTGCAATTCGATAACATGTATATTAGTATTGTCGGCTCAAACTCACCGAGCGAATTGGCTTCAAGACCTATCCGCTATTTGTTCCTTGACGAAGTGGACAAATATCCAAATGAAAGCAAAAAAGAGGCTGATCCTATTAGTTTAGCTGTGGAAAGAACAAAGACTTTCAATAACAGGAAGATATATATGTGTTCGACCCCGACAACACGAACAGGGCATATTTGGGAAGAAAAAGAAAAGGCAGATATAGAAAAACACTATTTTGTACCATGCCCTCATTGTGGCGAATTTATTGAGTTGAAATTTGCACAAATACGTTGGCCAGACGATAACGAAAAATTGAGTGCGGCTGATAAAGCGGAATTTGCACAGTATATATGTCAGGAATGCGGAAACACGATAAATGACGCAGATAAAATGGAAATGCTACAAAAAGGAAAGTGGGAGACAGTAAAGGAAAATACAAAATTTTCAAAGACAGTAGCATTTTGGATAAACACCTTATATTCGCCATTCACAAGGTTTTCACAGATTGCGAAAGCCTATTTAATTGCGAAAGACGATACAGAGGCATTGCATAATTTTACGAATTCATGGCTTTTCGAGCCCTGGGGGGGTACAAAATTGAAAAAAA